CGTTGGGGAACACCAGATCGAGTTTCTGAACTCCCGGTACAAGGGTCTTGACTGGTTCGCCAACATACCGGATGAAGTCGGTCATACCCCTCCTCATGAGCCCGAAGGTTGGGAAATCACAGATGGCGAGGTTGGGCTGAATGCCGTAAAGCACCAGTTGGTTGTAGGTCTGGTCAAGGGATTCGCTCAGCTTCTGGAACGTGTTGCAGTTTGAAGTGCTGACATCAACATACATCTTTGCGCCGATGGTGCCAGTTCCAACGTTGTTGGTGATAAGCTGGTATGTTCCGGAATACTCGAGGGCTGTTGGTGCAACGAACTCGTTTGTGGTAGACTTGATGTTCCGAGTGACACCCAGCATTGCACGTTCACGGAGTGCTCTGATCGCATCCTGTGCCATGTCAACACGGATTGCTTTCAGGTCACGGGCAGGAACCTGTGTCAGTCCTGCGAACTTGCTGGCTTTGGTGAGTCGTCCAACCGCATAGAGATACTTGATACTGTCCATCCGGTTGTAAGACTTCATGTCGGACTCGACCAGAGTCGGGTCTTCTTCGCCGAAAGAGGCACTACCCATGTCTCCATATGGACCGACGGCATCCCAGAGTGCATACTTACCCTTGTTGGCTTCAACAGGGATCATTGCCTGATACGGGTATGGCCGCTTGTAGAGGTATGTGACCTGTTCGTCGGCGATGACATGCATCATGTTGCTGGCGGTAGTTTCTGCCTTACTCACGATCTTGTCAAGATACTGCCGGGTCTGTTTGTCCATCTGTTCCTTGTTGGCCTTGAGGACGTGAGCACACTCCTCTTTGGTCATATATGGATCAGTGTTCAGAACCGCTTTCTGAATGAGTTCATCAATACCTGGGGGCATCAGCGGCATAAACGCAATCGGGCCGTTGTTACCGCTCGCCTTTGCAAACCGTCTCTGCACATCTGCTTGGGCTTTTACTATGTTGACCGGGCTACCGTCAGGGATCCCCATCCAGTAAGTTTCTCCGATGATAGAAACGTCGTCTGCAGATATGTTGTGGAGACCGTTCAGCGACGTGAATCCTACGCTGGATACTTCTCTTACCATAGTATCAGGCTCCTATTGCCGCTGCGTTTGCCTCATATGGGTTATATTCTCCTTCAGATTCAGGGATATAAACCAGCGGGCCGCTCTTGCGGACAATGGTATTCTTCATCTCGTCAACCGCTTTCTTGAGTTCTGCAACATCGGTTGTCAGTCCATCAAACGCTTTCTTGACGTCGCCAACAGCCTCTTCGACCTTTGCCTTAACAATAGCATCAACGTCTTCGAGCGTGGCTTTCTTGATATCTTCTGTGATCGCTTCTTCCTTCACTTCTTCAGGTTTGTCAACCGCCGCCTTGACGACGACTGCAAGGTCGCCGATAGCCTTGGTGATTGTTCCAAGTGAAGCCTCAATAGTATCAAGCCGCTCTTCTGACGTGCCTTTTACAACATCGTCAAGAGGGGTTTCAACTATGGGGTCGTCTGTCTTCATGGGTTCCGGAACCATTGTGTCACCCTTTAAATATTCATTGCCCGGCCCAGATTTATAAATCAATCCAAGATTTTCAGCAAAAGGAGTATACTCATCTTCTGCGAGGTGGGATTTGGCAATCTCAAGATACGTGTCCTGATTTACTGCGTTTGTCCCTACAATCGAAATCGACCAGAGATCCAGCGACTTCGTGATGCATGGCCCTGACCGCTGGTTTGGAGACAAGTGACACTGGCCCGCAGTCTGCTTCCTGCGCCCATAGATAGAAAACTTCGACAGCTCGCCTTTCTCAATCAGATCCCATACGTCGTCGGTGTCGTCAGTTTCAAAGATTTCTGCTTCAATATGAGTCTCCCCTGTAGACTTGACCACAGCTTCGATGGCTGTGCCTACAGGGCGTTCGGTGTGTTGAAGGTGAAGAATAGGGTGTTTCATGAAGTTATGAAGCGCCTGCCGCATAGCAGAGGTCTCAATAACTTCGTTCTCTCGATCCGGTTTGGGGGAAGACACCATCCCCCGGATCCGCCTCCCATTCCCAGTCGGTTTGAAATCAATCTGGAAGTGAAAAGGCACTGATTTTATTATTGTCTTTGGGTCGCTGTGGTTCTCCGATGACATACCATTCTGTTGGGTCAAAATGATCCTCCCACACTACCGGATAGTAGGCGTCCGGATTGGCTGCACATACAAAGTGCCAGATCATATGTCCAATCCTGCTCCGCCAATACGGCACTGTTGTGAATAATAGAAGGTTCATTTTAAGCCAATTAACATATGCCTGTTTGTACCCGTCATCAACAACCCCATCCATCTCTGCATCTTCTATCAGTTGGGCAATGACAATGGCGTTCAGATCCTGTGCCATGTCCATCATCTTGTTGTAGTCGTGATGAGACTCGTCAAACAGTTTGATGATGTCCCCGTCTACTTCAATGCCTTTGAAGAACTCCAACAGAGGACGGATTGCTTCGTCAAGTTCTTTCACATACCCATACGTTTTCGTGACGGTCTTCTTCCCTTCCGGAGTGTTGGTGACAACTTCATACTCGCGGATCTCACGTTTATATTTCGCGGGTTCTTCGGTCATCCCATACCTCCGCGGATCTTGTTCTGCACATATCCTCTGCCGACAGGATACCAGTTCTTCGGTTCGTAACAGGCGTCGATCACCCACTCTTTCCGCCGTTCGATAAGAGCGTTATAGAACCAGTTGGTGCATTCTTCCACGAAGTCAGAAGAGTCGTATCGCTTGATAAACTCTTTGATGAGTGCGTCTATCCACGGTTTTGTCCGTGCCCGCTGGTCGTTCTCGTCCCACCACTTGTGCAGTTTCCAGAAATATAGAACTCGGTCTTCCCGAGATTTGCACGCCTGCCATTTTGCAGGGTCGAGCATTGTTACAGACAACCATGCCCCCATCCGTTCACGATATGCAGAGTCCTGTTTCATCTTGACAAGGACGTAGAATATCATCTTCAGGTAGACACGTCGTTCGAGGAACGAGGGTTTAAACTCTCCGTTCTCCACCTTATACTGCAGTTCGTCGGCAAGCGACTTTAACAGGTCGTAGTTTGGGGGGTTGCCTTCGCCGTCGTCCTGCATCCATTCGCGGCGAAACTCCATCTCTTCAAGTTTCTCAAGAGGGACTTCCTCCCCGCTCCGGATATGCTCAACAAGCACCCGCATGATTCCGGAATCTTTGATGTGGTATAACCAGCCCTCTTTGTTCGTCCATCGGTTCGGCAAATGCATGGGTATACGTGTGGGCCAGAAGAATAAAAAGAATGGGGTTCAGATCTCGACGTCGCCGGAACACCCGAAGAACCGTCTCCAGACGGTCTGGGCTCCCCGCTGAATGAAGATGATCAGAACAAGGTTGGTGGCAAAATAGGACGAAAGTGTCTCCAGTGTTATCTCTGCCCCCTGCACGGAGAAGTATACTCCGACAGCTCCGGCGTATGCAACCGTCACGCCGAGAACCGGCAGGCTAAACTTTACCGTCTCTTTCGTCGGATCAAAGTACTGAGTGACCCACCAGTAGAATCCAAACCATACTCCAGATAGAAGGGACAGAAGCAGAGGGTATAGTTGTTCGATTGACATTTGGAAAAGATGAGATACATGGGTATTTAACCCTGTGCCGGATTTACATTACGCCAACGTGTTCTGATATAATGTTATCAGGCGTGCTGTTGTTTGTAATGTTCTCCTGCAGCGACGTGTCGTTGAAGATGAACACATTGCTGAAACTGGTGAACGCAAACTCTGGTCTTACTATTGCTCCGCCGGTAATGTTGGTTCCAACACCAGCGTGGTCGTTGCCGGTTGTTTGGTATCGGTATGTTGATCCCATCGTCTGCCGCATTGCATCAACAGAATACTTGACGTCTCTGAACAGGTTGCCTGCGCCTGCCCACTGAACCTGTTGGCCCATATCAAGGTCAAGTCCATTTGCGGTCTTCGCGGTATCCATTTCAGTCATGGGAAGAGCACCATAATGAGATACCAGAACGCTTTGATACGGGTCAGACCCTTCAATGTTCAGCGACTCTGAAAACTCCCCGCCGTTATCGAACCGGGAATACCCTGTCTGGTTGTAGAAGTTTCCTGCTTCGGCATCCTGATACTCTTTTGTCTGATACTGGAACTCGCCCGGGGCGGTAAGTAAGACACTCCCCGCGTTCCCTCCAACAGTCGTGTTATCAATCGACGACCCCCAATTGATATCCGATGATCTGATTATTGCCCCTACACCCTGTGCAGAAAAGGAGCTTGATACTGTTGCTCCAAGCACGGGGGTAAGAATAAGGAGAGACGTGAGTATTATTGCCCAGACTACCTTCATCGTTTCCCCGTGAATACACACCGGATCTCTGTCGCTTTAGACATGAACCATGCCTTGAACCCAGTTGGTTTCCGTTTCCCTTTTTCTTCTGCATCAAGCGGTTTCTCAAACACGCTGTCGTCAAACGGTGACATGCTGCTCCATTGGTTTTTAAAATCTATTACTCTTTGTGCTAGGCTCTTGGGAGGGACTTGTGAAATGCTGGTCAGGTTCCTATGCCTAAAATCTCATCACACTCATCCTGCGTGATCAATTTCGGCACATATGATCTGATCATCCGTGTCGCCTGTGCCCACCCCAAAATATTCTCACCCTCATCATAATTCGCGTCTAAATATTCCCGAATCGCTGCCTCGGATTCATATACTGCCGGGAGTATCCAATTGAGCCGAACAGACTCATAACTGCCATTCGGTATACTCGTTGCCCATGTCGTCAGTCTTTGTTACACTGGCAATGTCCCAGTTGACTAAAATGTCAAGTTTGCCGCGTTTCAATGTTCCAAAATCGGGAACAATGTTTGTTGGTTGTATATTACTTTGTGTCATAATGATCTCCTCACAACATCCTCAAGCGGGTTGTGAATACCGAGATGTTCAGCATGCAATGCAATAAGAGAAATCAGCCCCTGTTCCATTAGGATCAACTTCATAAGCAGATGATATGAATCACAGTGCTTCAACCATCCAATATAAGACATAATAGATGAGATGGCGGATTCTGGAGACATCTGATGAATTAATTTTAATCGTGTTTTTAATCTTCGAGCGGATGATTTACGAAGTAAAGTATAATTCCTGTAATGACGATACCCTAAAAAATCTATGCCGCATTTGTCAACGGGAAAGATTGATGTTTTTGGATTGAGGTGTAATCCTATTGATGAGAAATATTCGCGGATTTCTACCATCAATAATTTCAACTGTTCTCTATCTGAATGCAATATTACCCCATCATCACAGTAACGAAGATAATATTTCATCCCTTTCGTTTCTTTGATCCAGTGATCAAACTCATTTAGATAGATGTTCCCAAAATATTGAGACAGATAATTTCCGATTGGAACGCCATGAATACTTCTAACAATCTCTTCAATTAACCACAATGTGTCAAGACACTTGATTTTCTTCTTGATGAGTGACATCAATACGTCGTGATTCATAGATGGATAGAACTTTGAAACATCAAACTTCAGACAATACTGCGTGCCGGGAACATCTTTCATGAATTTACGGAGTCGGTATGAACCGGCATGTAATCCCTTTCCGGGGATTGCCGAGTACAGATCGTAGATGAATATATTGTCCCATATAGGCTGAATCACCTGCATGATTGCATGATGAACAATTCTATCAGGATAATAAGGCACCTTGTATATTGTTCGTTGTTTTGGTTCATACACCTCCTTTGTTTCATACTCTGATGTTCTATAGGTTTTATTAATGAGAGATTCCTGAATGTGTAAGATGAAATATAATGGATCCGCGTCAACCATTTGCACATCTTGATAATGCGATTTTCCTTTCCGTGCGTTCTGATGAGCAAGCAACAAATTTTCAGTAGACGATATCTGACAAAAGAGGTTGCTGACCCGTTTCATAATTCAGCCCTGCCATTCCGGGAGAATCTTCCATAATGTACCAACACTCCCGGATGGATTGCTTTGTGTTTGACCAGATCGCTCTGATTCAGGACTGATCGTTGTTCAGGACTTCTCAAGGGAGCCTTGAGCTCGACGTGCCTGCCATTCGCATTGTTAACATTCGTTGGCCTGTTATTCGCATTGCGATACCTGACCCCTGCTTTCAGACCATTATTCCAATTGCCACCTGATAGCAGAACACCTGCACGATCAGACCGTGTATTGATGCTACCCCGGAGATAATTAAGTGAAAGCATAATATTTTCCAAAGTCTCTAATTGTTGTGAAAAAAGGGATTTTATCAACGTATTTTTCAAGTTGATCCATAAGCACGCATGATCCAGTAAATACAACTTTTCTGCTCCCATCACTCTCAAACTGGATTGTCAGATAGTTTTCATCTTTGAATTTTGAACGGTGGATTGCATGCCCAGTCACTAAAATCTCCTGATTTAGAATATCTTTCAGTTTTACTTTCTCTCCATCAAGTTTTGTTTCTCCGACTGCAAAATCGGAGAATTTTGGATAATCCGCCATGACATCAACCCAAAAATTCGACGCGCCCGCCAAGCGCACCGTTAACATCCGCCGGCCCGTGAGCCGCACCGCGACACCCGACCCCCGCCTGGGACGATCCCGACCTGCGCCGAGGCCGGGATCCTCGGCCCCGTCCCCGCCGCC